GGCCACTCCGCTAGAATAAATCAGGCGAGTAGATTCGGTAGCATTGACTTCGATGTTCGGCAGATCTTCGGCGTAGTTGTGGATCAACTTCGCCATACCAACGTGGTCCCACGTTTGATATGTGATCGTCTTCGCGCCTGTATCTGCGGACGAGTCTAGCGGGAATAGTCGCCTCGCCATAAGTTCTGGATACAAGATATCGTAGGTTCTGGCTTTGAGGTACTCCAGTTCCTTAGCGAAGAAAATAGTCTCATTCGCATCGAGTGCTTTGAATTCTGTGACCGGCTTAAACTGATGTTTGCGCTTCATATATTTTCACCTTTCCTTGTGTTTGATATTACCAGAGTTCGATTTCTACCAACGCGCCTGGAGCAGATGCTGCTGTGCGCACGGAGCCATTCACTGGCAAGCGTGTTGATGTCGCTGAATCGTTAAACCACTGCACGCCGTTTGTTACTTCGACGAAGAGTGGGTCACCTAAGGCTAGGGCTTCTCCCGCCTCGACCCAGATTCGTCCCTTGTGCATGATGGGGAGTTGTTCGTAGGCGAGGTATGCAGCTCCGGTGCTACCGTTGGTTCCGTTTACGTTCAGCCCTTGAGCGAAGACGGCAACACCGACAAACTTGTCAGTGACGTTGCCGACAGGCTTAACGGTTCCAGCGGCTGTACCGTATGTAACTGCGACACCGAATTTGATCATCGGTGTTGCTGCTTGGACGAGGTACGAGTCGATTACATTTGTCGTAAGTAACTCGGCAATCATACCGAGAGTAGCTACGGCAGGAGTTGCATTGTAAGTAAGCTGTGTCATATCTTAAATCCTCATGTGAAATTTTGATTAGGCTTTCTTTGCTTTCCAAGCATCTCGGTCGCGGTTCCATTGGGTATCACGAGCCTTGTCTGCTGCCGTTTCCCAAGAGTCATTGTTGGAGTCGCTATTTAACGTCTCACCGATTTTCTGTTCATCAGCAGAGCGTCCTCCGGCCTCTTTGAAGTCTTCCATAATGCAATCGAAACGCGCTTGGATATAGGCGTCCGACTTATCCTTGATGTCCAGCTTAGGCGATGCCTTAGCAATGACGGCTTTCATAAGGGTTACGTCATCCATCGCTTCGATGCTTGCCGCCTCATCCTTAAGTATTCGGCGCGCTTTACCCTCAAGCGATACGCGAACAGAGACTGCCTTTCGAAAAGCGTCCTTGTTGTCTTCCTCTTTCTTAGCGTTCAATTTCTCAGTAGCAGAGTCTAGCTGTGCTTTGAGAGTGTCGAGTTGTGCTTTGAGTGTCGCGGAGGTCGTCTCGCCATCAGCAAGATATGCTTCCATTGATGCGAACAGATCGGCTGCATCGTCTGTTACTTCGACCTTCTTTCCCTTCCAATTAACGATCTTCATGTTCTTCTGCTCCTGTTGGTTATTATCGTCCTGCGAGGTTCCATCGCAGACATATTCAATAGAGTCAATTAACACCTTACATTCTGGACCACCTCGCGCCTGGTCCACAAGTGAAAGATGGTTGTAGCGTATATCGCGTTGCACGAAGTCGTACGGTTGGCCTTTATAAACGCCCGGTGATTCATCGAGCGCGCAGACGTAGCCAAGTGATAACTGGGTTTTCTTTTTCGTTTTCACCTGAGAAATTGCATTCGCATCAAATAGCGTTATCTGTTGCTGGACGTATGCCTCGGCCTGATCCATGGGCATCTGTTCGGGTAGGTAAACTTTCTTGGGGGTATCTGAGGTCATCCCGACGACGAAGGCGCGAGCATTTTCAGGGCTCACAAGCTCGGTCGGGTGATTGTTAGTGATAGGCAGCCCCATAAGGGATTGGATCGTGGCCTCTGCAAAGACCTCCTCTGGGTCGCGGAGCTGGCGGATAACGCGGATTGTCCCGTCTGGCGTTCTCTCGAAATAGGTAAAGACGCCCGTCCGCGTGAGGTTTGCCATCATTGACATAAAGCCATTGGGCTGGTCAATCGGCGATGCTGCGTCCAGTGATATGGTATCGAAATTTCTCATTTGTGATCCTCTGCCAAGATAGTAAGTCAAATGATCCAATGGAGCAAATAATATTGGGTTGCCTTTATCTCGCTAAATGAGCGAAGGTGTCACCGCCGTCTCAGAGCAAGGCCAGACCTCGGATTGGAGCCAGTAACGAAACTCAAAGCCCAACCGATCCGGCGTCTGGCTTCATAAAAATCCCAAAGGCGATTTCTGAGTAGACTCGAGATCCATTTCGGGTGAATATGCTCTTGCGACGCATCGGCAATTCCATGGTTGTCCAGGTGTGGTAGGCGCTCCATCATTAAAGTCTGGATCAATGGCCGGATAATATTTTTCTCCATTCAAAATCGTTACGCCATCCCATGAGAAAATCTTGCCATCCAAATCCTGATGAGTTGGCCTAACCCGCTCGTCGTCTGCTGTCTCCCACGTATACAGTTCGATTCCCAGTGCGGTTTGCTTTTCCTCGTTCAATGCTCCAAGGGATCGAGAGACGGCATTGCGAGCGATGAACTTAGCTTTGTTCTTCGCTCCCTCTACCGTATCGCCGTTACTCGTGAGCATCTCCTGCACTCCCTTAGAAAGTGATTTATTCGTCTCGTTCGCGCTAACGCCTGACGTAATGCGCGCCTTAACTTTATCAACGAAACTCGTCGTATTACCTGTAAGGCTGGACGTTGTTTCATTGATTGCCCTATCTATGATCTTCCGCGAAGGACCCTGGTTTATAGCCATTGTCTCGCGGCCTATTTGTTTTAGGATGTCGGCGTCAACGGTTCCTCCGATTTGCTGAAAAACATTTTGCAGCTTACCCTTAATTTTGTTCTCGGAAAGCCTACCTAGAAACTGAGCCTTAACCTGTTCTGTGAGCATATCAAAAAGGGATAGCCTGTCTTGGTCTGCATCATAGAATACAGGCACAAATCTTATCGGCGAGAAATCCTCAGATGGACCCGATGGATCAATCTTCGGTACTATAATGGCGCGGATAGCATCACGAGCCGCTATGATTTGTTCCCCTCCGATCCTCGCTATTTCGCGCTCATACCTACGATATCGCTTATCTGTTTTCCTCAGTGGTCTGGCTCTGGTTCTGGTTTTGGTTTTGGTCTTGGCCATTAATCTCAGTCTCCGCTGTTCCAGTTATTTCGTCTGGCGAGAGGGAATCTTTTTCTAAGATAGTATCGTAAGAATAGATACCCGCTCCGAACCTATTTTTAGCGACCTCATAAGAATCATAGACGCCAGTCTGCATATAGATTGCATCAATTTCGGCTTGTGCTTTGCGTGTCGCTACTTGCTGAGCGGTGTCCATCTGCCAAAGTGGATTGAATTTAAAGGTCCACTCTTCGGGCTCGTCAAACTCGAATTCCTGCTGGGCAAAAATTAGAGTTGTTAGGTACTCGATAGGATCTCTTAGATTAATGATCTGCATGGCAACTATATAGTCGTAGTAGTTCGATTGTTCGGATTGTCCTGTTGCGCCTAGGCCGCTTGGGCTTTCACCGAGAAGGCGCGTGTGGGGTATCTGCGTGGCGGTAACAATACGATCGACCGATCGTCCGACAAGATCATTGATACCGCCTACGTTCGCGGAGACGTTGGCAAATTCATCGTTCTTGTCGAGTACGACCGCACGCGCGACAGAGCGCGCGAGGTTAACCGTCTGTAGTTTCTTGAGAATGAGTTGATCCTGATCGTTAGCCAGTGCTTCCGATAAGCCATCAATCCTGAATACAGGCTGATTGAATTCCTGAAGCAAGGTTGCGATCGCGTCTTGGATAGAAGCATAAGAACGGATCGGACCAAAGAGCCGACCATAGATCGAGTCATGCCAGTAGTTGTTTTTCTGATAAAGCCGCCATGGTAAGCGATCTCCATCAAAGCGCAGCGTCCTTGACCAATGGATATTCACGACTCCTTGCGCGCTATCGTACTGGTAGAATTCTGGTAGTCCGAAGCGTGGGTTTGCAGGGTCTGAGATAACGCGGTCGGAGCTGTTTTGCAGGTCCCACATATCCAGAGCGATGAGGTTATTTATCTTGACGATCCTCGTAAGGTCCACGGGTTCCGACAACGGCATTCCATCGTCGATGCTTATAAGCAGGATTGCGCCTCCGTAGGCGCGCGCGAGGGACCATCCCCAAGCCATTTTTTGCATTGCGGAGAGGCGTTTGTATTCCTCATCTAACTCGTGTCCTAGGTAGCCATCCGTGACGTCGTCCGGTATCACCCATTCGATGCCCTGCCTAACTGCGTCGAAAGGAACCATCTCGGCTATCTTACCGCCTATCTCGTCGCCGGAAAAAAGGGCTTCGGCTGTTTCCCTTGGCGTGCGCGTCCAGTAGGGAACCGAATACATCTTCTTGTCTTTGCTGGTTCCTAGTCCTGTGAGTACATTCGACCATCCATCCTTGACGATACTGACAATGGATTTTTTCTTCTTGTCTACCATCGGGTTCCCCCTTCCAATGCTCGCAAGCCTTTCAGCTCGGTAAAGCGTGTGAGTGCTTGGCTAATGGCGTCTACAATATCATCGTTTTGGCTTACCGGAAAGTTTGTTAGCTCGTCAATGATAATGCCTGTCATGGGATGGTTGGCCGGTATGAAGATGTTTCCAGCCTCGAATAGCGGTGCAACAACGTGGAGGCGTTCGTCCTTACTTGTGGATGCTTTGACTGGAATCATACCTGATACTTTTTTTGACATGAGCGATAGGATTGCTGGACCGTTGGCTTTGTCCTCTATCAATATCGTGGTGCATTTAGGCCAGCGTTCCGCCATTTCCTTGATGGCTTTTTGAGTCTCGACAATGTCGGCTCGTTTTCGGTAGATATCGAGCAAATAGAACTGGGAACCATGTTTATAAAATGTGACGCCGACCGTATAACTCAATCCAGTTTCTTTGAATTGGAGGTCCCAAGATTGCACCAGATTGTAACTGATCATGTCCTTTGGCTTGACTGGTAGTTCGTGATAGTACCGAATCCATTCATGTTTGATTATGTTACCGCCCTCGACCGTGGGATTTTGCTGGTAAAGAGCAGTCCAAACCTTCTCGCCTACGCTCGCGCGGACGGTATTGAGATAGTCAATGTCTCCCTTGAATGACGGCCAAAGCGGTTCACCCTTT